CTGGGGATACATCAAGATCACCAGTAATATTAATATTACCAGTTCCAGTAATATTATTGGAGTTAAGATCTAAATCTCCACCAAGTTGAGGAGTAGTATCTTCTACAACATTAGAAATTCCAGTAGAAGTAAAAGTTATTGCTTTGGAGAATGTAGTTCCAATGCCAACAGATGCAACTGCTTTGGTTGTTATTGCAATACCTGGTCCAGCAATAAACTCAATGGGTTCTTCACCTGTTGCTTTGAGTGTATCTTGGCCATTAACATACCAAGGATTAAAAGTAGAACCTAAATCAACAAATGCAGTTCCACTACCCTCATCAGATACATTAAATCCAGCTCCATTATTAAATTGAATCTCACTTACATTACTGACAGTTACATTAGTAGCACCACCCTGACTTGCAACTTCCTTAACCGTTAAAGCAGAACCACCACTTCCAGAAGTAGCAACGGTAGAGATTCCAGTAATTCTTCCACCAGAATCTACAGTAATAACTGGTGTTACGCTAGAACTACCATAAGTTGCGGCAGAAGCACCAGTAAGTCCAGTTAAATTTGCACCTGAACCAGCAAAAGAAGTAGCAGTTACTGTTCCATCAACATCCAGTTTTGTGGTTGGTAATGTAGAGCCAATACCAACATTGCCAGCAGTAAAGTATGCGTTATATGTATCTGTTCCAGCACCAACTCTAAATGGGTTGATAGCAATAACTGTGGTTCCAATACCTACATTTTTGGATGCGTAGAGATATCCATCATAGGTATTAAGAGCTATCTCACCCAAAGGAACCTGGTCTGGTGTAGGAATCTTTCCCTCTACAGAAGACCTTTTCAGTCTAATTTTTGGATCTGCCATCTATCCCTCAGTTGGTATATACCATTTTCCTAGTATATACTAGGAGTGTTAAAGATATTTATTAAAACTCTTCAGTAGATTTTGTAGACCTTTTTGGTTTCTTTTCTAACTCTGATATCTTTTGATTCAATAATTCTATAGTTTGTCTATATTTTAATTCTCTTGCCTCTAATGCAATATTTTGATTCATAAAATCAAAAAGTTTGCTTTGATATACTGAAATCAAATTCTTATAATCTTGTTCTTCCATAAAAAAAGAGGGAAAATAAACTCCCTCTATTTAGATTATGTTGTTAATATTAGAATGATCCGCCGTCTATCGTTGCATTAGTAATAACTACTTCTCCACCACTACAACCAATAACTTCAACTGTAGAACCACATCCACTAACATATAATGAAGCAACTTCTAATGCACCACCAGTATTATTAGTCAGAACACCAGAAGATTCAGATACATCTTGTGAAACAACAATTCTTGAAGTGCTATCATCCCAATAGACTGCTGCTTTCTTAGCACTACCAGAATAGTAGTTAAACAGAACACCAATGTCTTTGTCCAGATCAGAAGAAGGGGCCGATCCATCAACAAATCCCAAGTCAAGCAGTTGATCCTCAATAGTAGTTGTTGATGTATTGACCTGCGTGGTAGAACCGTTGACATATAGATTACCAGAAACCGTCAGATTGTTGGAAACGGTAACATCATTTGGAAGTCCAATCGTAATGGTTTGGTTTGATGCTGAAGTTTCAATTTCGTTTGCGGTGCCAGCAATCGTAAGTGATTGTGAATCTAAATCAACTGCACCAGTTCCAGAATCACCAGCAACATCAAGGTCTTGTGATGTTATATTACTATCAACATAATCTTTAACTGCTGCTGACGTTGGAAGAGTGTTGTCATTATCGTTAGAACCGATACCTTCCGATTCAGTTACCAGAGTTGCTGCAGCAAGTTGAGCAGTTGTAATACCACTCGCAGTAATAGTAATGGTGTTGTCAGTTACTGCAGTATCAATACCATCACCACCAGTAAATGTTAAAGTATCTGATAAAAGAGAAACAGTGTCATTAGATCCACTGTCTGCTGCTATTGTCAGTGTTGCTACAGCATCAATGAATGATAAAGTTCCAGATCCATTCGTAGCAAGAACCTGATTAGTGGTTCCGTCGGTTCCAGGCATTGTATATGTAACAATACCGGCAAGACTATCTGGTGCCTTTAGAGTGACAAAATTTGTTCCATTACTTGTACCTTCTACAAGGTTAACACCACTACCAACTGTAGAGGAATTTACAGACCAATACCTTCCAGACCCAACAAATTTGTTATTCGCAAGAACTTCGTCAAGACCGACATAAAGGTCATAACTATCTGTAGTAAATCCAGGTTCACCTGCTTTAAGAGCCGGTAAATTTGCTAAAAGACCTCTTTTAAACTGAAGAGTTGGTGCTGCCATTTTATTAGTTTATACTGTCCAGTATAACTATTTAGTTATAAAATATTGCACAAATTATATTAAAATGAACCCCCATTAAAAAATCTTGGAATGGGTCCTAATTCGGATTCCACTGTTCTAAGAAATTTTTCTGGTGTTGATGTTTCTATAGAATCACTTAATTTGTCATCTGTGGAAACAACAACAAATTTTTCATCTGTGGCATTATATTTTAGTATATGTTTATTTTTATTGCTATCTAAATTATTTAAATTTGTATCCAGCAAATCTCTTACTCTAGTTGGCATCAGAATCCTCCTGCATCCAATTCTGTGACTGGAATTATAAGTTCTTCCTCTAATCTAGCAATAAAATCATCTGGCAAATCATCATCAACAACTGAAGATGAAAGAAGTTCATCTGCTGTTACTAAAACAAATTTATCAGTTGCACTATCATATGACATCAATAAACCATCTTTAGAAGCATCTAAAGTTCCAAATGAAGTATCGCTCATTTCGTTAATTAAACTGGGCTCTCTTACACTTTGAACAGATACTTTTGCTGGATCTTTCTTTTTTGCTACATTGTTAATTGACTGTGCTTTTCTGGCTATTGGCATGAGTTTTAACCGGTAGTAATTCCTGCTGTAACAAAGGCCATACCTTCAACTAATCTTGTGGTAGCACCTGATGGAGATACTAATCTTACATCATAAAGATGTCTACCAGGTTTTAATCCAGAAGTAACTCCAGATGTCATAGCAATAGCAACTTCTCCTATAGATGATACTATACTCACAGTAAAGGAAGTTGATGTAGTTGCTCCTGGATGCTTTTTCAAAGTGGCAGCGGCAGAATATCCTGCAAGATTTGTCACAGATCCATCAGACTCAGTTGAAACAAAAGTTTCTGAGAAATCTACACCTTGTGGTATTGAAATATTAATGACTGGATTGACTGCCATCGTAAGTATTATATTTTTTAACTATTTAGTTTCTTCCTGGTCTTTATTTTGTTTTAGTAATTTTGACAATTCGGCAGTTGAACCAACAAACAATGCATTTGTAACATTTGTTGGTCCTTTTGCTACTGTCTCCTCTTCAACATCTTTAAGTTTTTTCTGCAGTTCCATCAACTTATCAGTTGCGTCTGCAACATTCTTGATTAACTGACCTGCAACTTCATATGCTCTAGGCATTTCACTCTCTTGAGCAAGTTCAAGAATACCATTAATTGCTTCTTGTCCCTTTTCAATAATAGAATATAAATTACCTCTAGTATACTCATAATCCTTCTTGACATCTTCTGTAGAAGATGCTGAAGTTGAAATATGTTTTGGTGTATCCTTTACTGGTTCCGTAGAAACGATGTCTGCAGCAACATCAAAAGTTTCATTGAGTTCATCAAAATTTTTTGTCATTTTCATTTCTCTATCAATAACTTATACTGAAACCAAAGTCATCTCCGTCTTGAATGAGTGCATCATCCGCATTTGTAATAGACTTAATAGCCTCTCCTTTGACATGCTTAGTTGGGGTTGTCTTATCTTGTCCTCTTTTGACCTTAATGCTGTCAGTAAGAACATCAAGCACATACAATTCTTCACCATCCAGTTCAATATATGTATTTTCCGTAATTGTGGAAGAGTCTGCAACCTTGAATACAACATCAACATCTTCAATATCTTGATCAAGAGTTGTGAGAACTGTGCCCGTATAATTCTTAATTGCTCTTGGTTCAACAGCGTATGTAAGATCTCTTTGTGGAGTTCCTGTTCCAGTAGATCCAGCAACATATCCAATAGATACCTTTTTGACAATATCGGCATTTGCAGAAGCAACAGGACCAAACAAATAAGTCTTTGCACTAAATCTTAAAGTGTAGACAAGTGCTCTCCGTGCAGAAAAATCTCCCTCATAATCATCACTCATACTAATGCTTTCAAGCGTGACGGGAATATCTCTTTTTTCGCCAATAGATTCTACCAAATTGACCGACATCGTATATGCTGGTTGAAAATAAGGTAAAATTTGCTCAATAATTTGAAGCATATCATCATTTAATTTAGTCATAATAGCCAGTTCAAACTCCATATTGTATGGAACTGGCATATATGCAGTTTGAATTGAAGTCTTATTAGATGTAAGTGCTTTTTTAAACTTTTGAGTTTGCGTTACTTTTCTAGACGGATCATATGTAAGACCAATAAACTCAAATGACATTCTAGGCAAAGAAAGAGATACTGATTTGTTTAAATCAGGTTGTTGATTAATTCTTGCTAAGAATTTCTGCGTAGGACCATACGCCAAAGGAACTCTAAACTGGTTATTTACATTACCAGATGAATCTTCTTGTTTAATTTCTATATCATTAAACAGAGAACCGAATGATATAATGGTTCTTCTAAAAATTTCGTTATAAAAATATTCAAACATTGGAACGGTTCTTTGTTTAACTATTATTTATGAACTTAGGGCATACCGAATGGATTTCTCTCACTGAAGTCAATAATACTATCTGCTTCATTCTCTATTTCTTCATTTGAAGTGAATCCTGTTTCTGGATAAGATGCGGAAGCAAGTTTGTAACTTGCTGAAGAAGCAGAGCCGACAATTTGCTCCCCAACAACAAAATCTCCATCTGCTCTGTAGATTTCTAATGATCTTCCGTCTGCAACCCAATTGAGAACTCTTGCTGTAGATCCAGAAATAGAACCGGTAACAATTTCGTTCTTCTGGAAAGTTCCAACTCCAATCTGATTTGGTGCTGCAATAGTGATAGTTGGTGGTTCGGTATATCCCAGACCAGCATTAGTAAGATAAATCGCACTAATTGATCCAGCAGCACTAACAACAACTGTTGCAGCTGCAGAAACTGTTGAAATTCCACTGAATGTTACAAGTGGTGCAGTTGCTGTTGTATAACCAGAACCGCCACCAGTAATAGTAACAATTCCAAGAACACCATTTCCAATAAATGCGGTTGCAGCAGCTCCAACACCATCACCGACAAATCTAACTGAAGGAGAAACTGTATAACCAGAACCTGGATTTGT